GCTCATCCTTCAATAATCGCATGCCACGACCAAGCAATTGAGTTAATAGTGTTAGGCTGCCAATTCTACGCAACAACACACTAGTGCACCATAACGGGACGTTTACTCCAGTTGTAAGGCATCCAACTTGAAACACATATTTATAACGAAATGTTCCACGGTCATTAAGCAAACCTTTTTTAGCATCTTTTAGTATTTGCTGGCGGTCAGCTTTTTTTGTTGCCTCAGTGATGATTGCGCATTCATCATCAGGAACACATGCAGCAGCTTCTTCGCAATGCTTTAATCCTGCACACGTAACTAGTGCGCATAGCCTAGACTGCATGACATCCTGAACTTCATCCATAATTAATTTGGTTGTTTCACGCTTCATTTTGGAATGCATTTTTTCCATATCTGCATTGCCAAAGTCATTTGTGCCTACTTCGTTTATATTATTAAATTCTGATAAGTCATATCCAACATTATCATGACCATAGCCAAATATTGTTGGCACAATATACTCATTATCAACTAAAAAGCGTCGATCAATAACTGGCTGAATTTCTTCCTTCCAGAATGGCCCTTTTATTGATTCTAGGCCACGATATGGAGACCCGGTCATACCAATAATTATTAACTTTTGATTAGCTGCTTTAAAATGGTTTATTATCTTTGCGTATTGGTTTTCGGTTTCATCAAGTACAGACTGCCAGCTAACTTCGTGACACTCATCAATTAATATAATGCTTGGTATAAATCCGAACGGCTTTCCTGTTTTTGGGTCTATATCGGAAGAAAATTCCTTATTTAGCGCATTAGCAACAGTACCCTCAGAGCCAACTACAGTGCTGTAGTAAGTGGACTTTTGACCCAAGCTTGCTGAGTATATTGAGCAAGGAGATCCCATATTTAAAACCTCCTCAGCATCTTGATCAACTAACTCACCAGTTCTAGCAAGTATTAACAACTTATGCTTTGTTTTGTGGCAGTGATGAGCAAGCGCACCAGCTATAATTGTTTTACCTGCCGATACGTAAGCATGAATAAAACTTGGAGCAATTTCAACCTCACCATTTAATTGCTTTCTTATGTGAGCAAACTTGTTTTGTATTATTTCCCACTGGAATGGGTGGGGCGTTATTTTCCCGTATGTTGGTATTTCCATTAGGTTGACATCCTTGCATTGTGCGCCATAGTAATTGCATTTACAGCAGCTTTATAATCAACAGTTGGATCATATTCTTCATCACCAACCGATTCAGGAAAGAACATATCAAAGTTAACGCCTTTATATTCTGATTTATATAGCCAGCCAAAACCAACTAGCTTACTAAATCCTGCTGACTCTAAATCATGAAACAACCCAGTTAAGTCAATCTCTGGAACCTGCCTTACTCTATAAAAAAGAATATCAATATCTTTACGATTGCCGCCTTTATATAGGCAGCCACCAGTTAATGCAACGTGGCAACCTCTATTTGGTGCAAAGCTTTCAATTAGCGTACATGCTTCAATAGCAAAATTTAAATCAGCCATAATCTAACCCTCCAATTCACTAAGCTGTAATTTAAGATCTGCAATTTTACGCTGCTTGTTATTTTCTGCTAATTCATTAGCCCATTGTGATGACTGGTCATTGTAATATTTTAGCGTTTCAATGCGGTTAAATAGTGCATCAAGGCTTTCTTGGTTATACGAAAAAGCATGGCCTAATCTTATTGAATTAGACTTTTTATAACCGCCAACATGTATGTAAATACTAAGCATATCAACATGACCAGCAAAGTCTGCCATAATTGCAAAATCATTCTTGTCATTATTTTCTACGCACCACGCTAGTATTTCTGCTGCTGTTTTCATGATAAATCCTTATTTATGATTGACGATACGAATATTAATAATTAGTTTGTACGTTGTCAAGTAGTTTAAGTTTAAATAGTAAATTAAGTAATTCAACACGGCCAAATTTAACATCATAGTCGTTGAAGTCGCTAATGCCATCGATAGCTGGCGGTGATATGAAATCGCTATTGATTGCCTTAGCTGCTACCATACCTTTAATCAAACCAACGTTACCGCATTTTTTGTCGTTGTTGTGCCAATCGTTATCTGCAATGATTAGCTTTTTATTGGCTGGGTAAAGATTATCGATAATCAAACTAACCGAATGCAGGTTGTTAGAATTAAATCCTACTACGCAAGGCGTCGATGTGGCAGCTCGCATCGTTTCCATAGTCGCATAGCCCTCACCAATCAATATCGTGTCACCAGCGCGCACTGAGCCAATCATATGAAATGCGCCAGTAATTTGTGCATCCAATAAAAACATTTTAAATCCATCAGGCTTTATAATCTGAACGTTCACCAATTCTCTACGCTCATTGATGGCGGGTATAATTAGTGATCCAATAATATCAAGCGTTCGGCCTTCACTGATTGGAATGATAAAGCTGTTAGGCATATACCAAGCAGTTTTACCTGTAATCTGTTTTTTGGCTAGATACTCGTGGCCGCTATGTGGGATTGCATGCTGCATAATTAACTTTGCACCATTAGCAGCAATTGATTGTGCTGCTAATTTTTGGTCTGCTTCATATTGTGCTCGTAATTTATTTTTAGCAGCAGTTTCAGCTTTACGTGCATCAATAGCTGATTGGTCAATGTTGGTTTCTTCTGATATATCAAGATAACCCGCCACAAATTCAATTGCAGGTTTAAAGCCGCCTAGGTATAGGTCTATTAAGCCGATGCCATCTCCTGAATTGCAATGATTACAAATCCAATTTCCATCTCGAAACTTATCATCGAACCGAAATCTTTTTACACCGTCATTACAGATCGGGCACGGCTGATGGCGGTTAGCTTGTCCATGAATATCCATGCCGCAAGCATTGATAATATCTAGCCATCTTCCGCTTGCCATTGATTTGATTTTCTCTATGTCGTACATAATAATTCTCGCTTGTTGTTGACGGGGTAACGATATTACATTAGTATCGATTCGTCAAACAAAATTATAGAATTGTAAGGAGTGGTAAAGATGAATAAATATGATGAAATGAGTGATTTTGAGATTAACAAGGCTGTTGCATCTGCTAAAAATTACAGTGTAATAATTGACTGCGGAAATTCAGCATCTGTTTATTGTGGATTTAAAGGATTAGAGTCAACTCAAGATGAACGAGACTACTGCAATAACCCTGCTGATATGTGGCCGATTATTGTTGAGAATCATATGTCAGTTGAGCTTCCTATTCCTAGTATTTGTGATACTGGAACAGTAACAATTTATAACCATTATGGTACAGATTGGTATATTAATTTTAAGCAAGGTGAAAACCCACTCCGAGCAGCCGCGATCGTATTTTTAATGATGAAGGATGCAGACTAATGAACCAAATAGATGAATCTGGTGTAAAGAACCTAGTGCAGTTTAATCTGCCAATATTACTATCAGCCAACTTGTTAGATGATGATTCGATTACATTATCTATTGGCTGCCCAGCGTTAAATATTTCACCTAAATTATTAATTGCTGCTCGTGGCAATGTACGCAAGTTCAAAACACTTGACGCGCTATACTCAACATGCAAACGGATTGGGGTTAATGAGTTTCCGTTAACAATTAAGGCTTGATCATGGATAAAAATCAAATTCTCACGGATTGGGCGTCTAACCATAAAGCTAACGGAATATCTGCAGCACAAATGATTGCTGAATATTATCCACAGCAGATTGGTATGCTGATTGATCCTGACATGTGGCCGCAGATAATCGACCAAGCTGCATCAGCGTTTCATGTTGATATTGTTACTCCCAAGCAAGTTACTTGGAAGTTGAACATATTAGAGCTTTATTCTGATAGCGTTAGGCGTTCAGTAAAGTTCCCGCCAAATACTTGCTTTCTTCATGGGTTAGGCTGCCTATCTGCTGCTATGAGTCGCCAGTTTAGTTATATTCCATATCAAGGAAGTGACGAACAACGCCCGGTAAACTTATTTTGTGTATCTGGTCAGCCTCCATCAACAGGAAAATCAGGCGTAAACAATGCTTTTATGCTTCCCATTCGAATTGCATACGAGTCAATAAATAAATCAAATGCCACCGAGCGCAAAAAATATGATAGTCAAATTCAGGAATTGCGCAAAGAATTAAAAAACGCTACTGGGCCACAAGCTGAATATATCGAAGGGGATTTAATCAAGGCCGCACAAAAAGTTGAAGCGTTACCTGATTATGTAACAGATGTGAACGATGCAACCCCTGAAGGATTAGAAAAGCTGATCTCAAAGCAAGGCGGTTGGGGCAATATAATTTCGGCAGAGGCTGAAGCTATTAACGTCATGCTAGGCTCTGTTTACGGTGACAGCAGCAAGAAAGCCAACAACGGTTTATTTTTGGCAATGTGGGCGGGAGAATGGGTTTCTGTCCAACGTTCAGGACGTGACGGTTTTCGCGGTAATGTAAAAGGCACATGTGCAGTATTGGCGCAACCAGATACAGTGGATGCAATTCTAGAAGCCGGGAAACAAGGCCGAGGGATTAGTGAGCGTTTCCTATTAATTAAAGAGCCACATATGCTTGGTGAGCGTAATCATCACGAATATGTTCCAGTTGATAAGTCGCTAAAGGGCGATTACATCGATTTAATTAACAATCTAGTTAATGACCAAGGTGTTACATTTACATTCAATGAGCAAGCGCATAGTGCTATTAATGATTATCGTAATCATATAGAATCCAAGATGGCAGACAACGGTTTGTATAACGATTCCATGATACGTGGAACAATGGGTAAAGCTGGTGAGCAGGTTCAGAAAATTGCTAGCATCATGTGGGGCGCTCAAGAATGGTCTAAAAATGGCAAGCGTCGTAAAGTTATTGGCTATAAAACTACATGCCGGGCTATTGAAATATTCGATGAGCTAAGCAGAACCTATTTAAAAGCGGCCGAAGATTCAGGTTGTGCAGGTTTAACTCCTAAGCTTAATATTGTGATTAAGCAGCTTAAAAATCGCTTCCAGAAGGATGTGAAGGATCGCAAAACACCAAAGATTACCGTCCAGCAGTTACAGCAAAACCTCAAGAGCAAAAAGGAATTTGCCTCCACTGGTGGACTAACTGGTTATTTGCGTGAAGTGATATTACCAGCGTTAGTTGATGCTAATGTTGTTATGTTGTGTCGTGGTGAGTGGTTGATAAATCCTAATGTCTTGGATGGAGAGTAAGCCTATAATGAAATATCATCAAGCCAGATTAAGTTCTGGCTTTTTATTGCCTAAAAAATAATTACAAATAAAGCTTGTTAATTTAAACTGATAGTTGTAATATTCCTTTATCGAAACGAAACATACAAACAAACATTAAACGGGATATATTATGAATACCTCTTATGACTACACTGTAACGCTAAATAAAAACGTGCCATTTACAATAAAAAGCCAAGGCTTAGCATCTTGTGAGTGCGTTGTAATTAAAGACTACTTAGATGATATGCATGAGGGAAGCACATCCACAATCTTAAACTCTGAAGGTAAATTAGTATCTTTTATAACTAAAGAGAAAGGTGCGCCACACTGGAGTCACTCAGGATACAGATTTACTAGATAGAATGAGCTTTGAAATAAGCCTAATCGTACATCCAACAAGCCAGCCTAACCGCTGGATTTTTTACATCTGCAAATAGACACGTTAACAAATCATGCACACAAAACACAATAATCTATACATATAACAAAAATCACAGTTCATATACTAAAAAGTTATTAATCTAATTTTTTTATCAATAATCTATTCTTAATCGGTTTCTTAATCGATAACAGAGGATATCAGGGGAAAGTTAGGGAAATTGGGGTGGCTCAGGGAAACTTTTTCCCGAACTTAAGTTAATGATTTTAAAAAGGAATAGTGACATTTTGGACGTTTGGACAGGTTTTTAATAAAAGTAACTATTAATACCTAAATAAAAATCTGGCCAAAAATGAAATCAGAAAATACCCCTATCTTTATTAAGTAGAAATAGTAATATACAATTACTAATACTATATATAGCTATATGGTAGCTAAAACTATTTATAAATAAGGGCTAGGTCTAAGGACTTGGCTCTTTTTTTTGATAAATTTTAAGTAAATATGAATAATAGTGGAAAACAACCCAATTATACCCCTTATAGAGCGTAAACAATTGATTTATATAAAGTAACAACACTTTTTAATTTTCCCTCACTTTCCCTGATAACCTTGTTTCCTGTTAATAATCATGTAGTTAAATTAGGGAAAATAAAATCCAAAGTATGATATATTTTCCCTAAAGTGTATTATTTTACGACTAATTAAAATGAATAGTTGTATTATTAAATTAGGTGTTGTATTCTTAATCCATCGAAAGCAAACGGAGATTTACCAAATGAAGCCTAGGCAGTATAAAAAGCTATGCAGAAAATCGGCATTAATCATTGGGCTGAACAAATGCGATTCAGATGACGGGATATTTTATGTGTTTTTTGAATGTGGCGGTTATGACTCTGAATGGGATAGTGAAGACGCGTGGCCTTTCTTGGTTGGGATTTTTGACGCGGAAGTTAACACCATATACGACGAAGATAGCGAATGCGGCATTTCATGGAAGCCCGATTCAGAATATAAGAAACCCATAGCAATAAATGTTTTTAAATGGGCTAAGTCCAAATATATTAAATAACCAAGGACACAAAATGAAATCAATACGAAACCTAAGCGAGTTTGCGCGACAAAATAACATTAGCCCACAGTTAGCCAAACAGAAGCGTGATAATGGCTACGTGTTTGGTGTGTTGGATGGTAAGCCTGTTATTTACAACCCAAAGTCGGTAATGGTGGTTAAGAATGTAGTTAGTTGTCGATTCGATGATATAAATCTTGAAAATTATGAAATTATAGACCCTATTGTTGGCGGAAATGGCAACGAATTTAGCGCTGGGTATAAACTTATTAATGGAGATCAAACCAATGAAAACTAAAAAACAACTTAAAGCCGATTTGCTCGTGTTTAAATCACTAACCATATTTTTCGCCGCACTATCACTAATGTGTGCATTTGAAATCCTAGACTTGCGGGATCAAATAAGCGCTATTGTTGGGGGTGCGTTATGATTAGACGCGGCCTTAACGACAACGAGAAAACCAGAAAGCTGATCAATGAGCTAGGCTTATCATTTGTCACTAATCGCAAATGTAAGCGCATATTCATCAAGGTCTCAAATGCTGACTTTGCCACAATTAAACAAATGCTGGAGGAAGTATGAAAAACTTAAAAGAGAATGTTTGTTTAGCTATTTTTGCTTGGGTTGCAATTAGCTTTATGGCTTCGATGATAAAGAGTGGCACAAATAGCTGCAGCAACACTTACCCTATTGATTATATTGTTTACACAAACCTATTTTGCGAGATTAAACCATGAATCTATCGCGACTAAGAAGCTTTAACCGTTTTATCTACAAAGAACCCGTAGAGCGTTCACAACTGGCTGGATTGCGTGAGTCTACAATCGTTGTATCGACCATAGACGACGTTGTAACACATTGCAGGGGCAATCAGTCGATGGCAGCACGAATACTCGGCATGACGCGAACCACGCTTGCTTACATGCTAAAAGACCGTCGCCCGAATGTTGTTTTGATAAATGAAGTTGAACCAGGTATTTTTACCTATACCGTTTTGAGTTGAGGAGATTGATATGTCATGCACAATATGCGGAGGAAAGATAAAAACCACTGACAGCAGAAGCGCTGAAACTACTGGTAGAACACTAATACCTGAAAACCTTAAAGATGTATCTTTCCTTGTTTGGCGAAGAAAGAAGTGCTTAAGTTGCGGCGATAAGATGACTACATTTGAGCTTAGTTATGGTGAGCTTGTTAGGCTTAATGGGTTTTCATCAGCTAAAGCGAAATCCGTTATTGAAGATTTGATAAAGGAGTGGTGATAAATGGAAATCTACAAACTAACAAGAGAAGATATAAAGCGACCTGATGTTGATGTTGTTGCTGCACTTATGTATGGCGACCAATGCTCTAGATCAAAGGCAAAGGCAAGCGTCCATGTTGTAGCAGGATTCGATCGACGCGCCGAGTCTTGTTCTGATATTGTTACTGATGCGATTGCGGGGTGTGTGTGATGGATTACGAAATTATTGTTGCTTATATTGTGGTATTTATTGTTGTTTCATTTGTCGCTATACCAATGGTTGGCAGTGGTTTTAGTGGTAGATTTTCAACATACAAAGAGGATTTCTTACTTGGTTGGCTGATTTTAATTGTGATGGCAGCAATATTTGTTGTTGGATTAGTTTCAGTATGGGCCTTTACTAAGATTTTTTCATAGACAAAAAAATGCCCTCAGAGCGAGGGCTAAAAGGTGTCAATCAAGGAAACTATACAAATCATTAAGAATGGGTTAATCTCAACGAAACAATAGCAGGTAATGAGACTATGCGCAATAAGGACGATAAACTAACACGCCTAGCTGCTAGAATGATGCAGCCTAGATATGGATTTGGTCAGATGCATTATTCATCAGTGAGCTCGATTGATGCTGTTAAGGCGTTTGAATCACTCGCTAACGAATTTAAACAATCACACCAACTCAACATACCCCGCCGAGCTTATGATATAGTAGAGCATGGTAAAGGGTGCAAAATTGATGTTGTTGGTATTTATTGGATGATAGAGGAGATTTAGATTATGGCTGGTGGCAGACCTACAAAATATAATGATGAAATAGTCACATTGGCTGAGGATTATATTGTTAACTTTGGCGAGTATGGCGATGCGGTTCCAACAATTGCAGGGCTTGCATGTGAGATTGGCATATCAAGAGACACCGTTTACGCATGGATAGCAGAACCAGAAAAGCAAGCGTTTTCCGACATCGCAAAGCAATTAATGACGCATCAAGAGCGAAAATTGACCAACGGATCGCTATCAAACCAGCTTAACCCTATGATTGCAAAGCTAATGCTATCTAAGCATGGTTATAGTGACAAACAAGAGATTGACCATTCTGGTAAGATAGATAGCACTCGAAGCATTAAAGTGATATCTGCAGAAATGAGCGCAGAAGAAGCAACTCGGATTTATCAGGATATGATAAATGGCAAAGATTAACATTGATTACAAAAATCCAAATTACGGAGAGGTATTAGCAGAAAGGCAAA